AAGCGTTTGCACCGTTCTTGCGTAGGTCGTCGGACTTGCCATCCCAGATATTACGCCGATCATTGTACGAGCGAAGGCAGGACTCAAAGTAGTAGTCCAAGTCAATCAAGCAAGTATCATACGCATCGGTTAACGCACCAATGTCTGGTTCCTTATCCGCATAGATAAGCGACTCATCTTCAAGCTCTTGTTCTGGACTCATGGTACGTATTCGTAATAATCTTCGGGGTCAGCTGATACTAGGCACAATTTGATGCGCTTGCCAACAAGTTTATTTGATAGCTTAGATGGGCATTTTACTGGGACTGCCACCCCATCCATGCGGACAATCACCCAAGTAGGGTTATTGCATACCCGCATTACTAGGTAATCATCGCTAAGCTCCTCTTGTTGCGCTACTAGATTGGCAACGCTACAAGGACGCTCGTCGATGACGATCTTGGACTTAGGTGGTCTTCCGCGCTTGGCGGCTGGTTTCTTAGTTTTTGGCTGTTTCATTGGTGAATTCTTTCTGAAAGTCTTTAATAGCGAGTTCTAGGATGTTGAGTTCTTCGGTAAGCCTTGGTGTGCTACCTAGCTTTTCGGACTTGAGTCTACGGAAATACGCTTCTTTCAAGCAGTCTAGGACTAGCCCCTCGGCGGTTAGCGGTTTAGCTTTCGTTTTCATGTCAATATCCTCCAGACCCGTGAGTTGTAACAAATGATTGGCTGCTGTCAACATGATCTAGATTAGCAATTGAGGCGTATCGTAGAACGTCCACGGGGTCTTTCCAAGCCTCCTTTAGACCCTGCTCACCCGTGTACTCGGACAAAGCGTTGATGATATTCTCACACTCGGAACTGACATAAAAATGCGGTCGGTTGACCGAATCAAGCGGCTTAGTTGTATCAAATGCCATTTTCCCGATCAAAGCCTGCAACCCATCGTCAATGTCAAGACCCGGCGCAGGAATGCAAACCATTCCAGCCTCGTTCAAATCCTCGATAATTGACGACGACCCATCCTGCACTTGGTACTTTGCCGCTCCAAGACGAGGGTCAATCAGACGCTCAAAGATTTCCTCGTCACCTTCCATCTGCTGGATAAGGTCGATGTAGTCTCGGATACCGAATCCTTGGCCTTTAGCCCCCTCGCCTGGACACCATTTGCCACCACGCCATTCCGCCCAATCACCGACATCCACCCCCGGCCATTCACGGTAGACCCAGAAGGTTCCGCTCTCGTCCACGGCAATCCAGCACATGAACCAGTTCTTCGCACCAGCAGGGTCAATGACATGATAACGAGTGACATTGTTGGTCGGGATCTTATCTGGCTCGACGACATTGACCACTTTATTGAATTTAGGGAACTTGGTCGTGTGAGACTTCATTGGAACCCCATAAGCGCGGATTAGAATCTCCTCGCGGGGCTTGCCAATCAACGTGTCCTTAATGCGTTCGTAGCCACCAAATGGGTTGTCTTGGCTGTGGAAGTAATGGACTGAAGCATTGTGCTTCTTGGACCTCTGTACATACGGGACGATCTCGCCTTTAAGCAGCTCCGCTTCCCTAGACTCAATGGTCTTAGCCCCATCCAGATACTCCTTAATAACCTCGGTCCAGCCGTCAATAGGCGTGAATGTTAGCAGCATCTTGGAGTTGCGAGTCGCAAGACGGAAACGCAGAGTGTTAATAAGGTCTGGACCTAATAAGTATTCGTCGCACCATACCCCAATGTTTTGCCATTGCGGGTTCCTAGAACCAAGCTCTGCGCCTTCTAGGATCGTTGGGTTGTTCTGATACTGCGAATAGGTTTTGAAGATGATCTGGGAGCCATTAGGGAGGATTAACGAGTTGTCAGTAAACCCGTTCTTTTTGGTGTACGAAATGTAGGCATTCTCGGAGGTTTGCTTTGAGCGCAATTCGGCTGGAAGCCACCCCCATACGGCACTCTGTTGCTGGCGAATGGACACCTCGGAGGTCTGGGCAAAGCAGAATATCTCAGACTTTGGGTTCTCTATCGCAGCTTTAACTACGCAATAACTACCCCATGAAGTTTTCCCGCTGCGATTCCCGCCTAATGCTAGGATCTCATTGACCTCTAGAAGTTGCTCTTCAGCCTTCTCCCAGTGAGGGAGCCTAAACCCGTAGCGGAATGGATCTTTGTCAGCATTCTCGATTGCCTCATGGTATATCCGATGTATCTCCATCAACTCCGATGGGTCCATCAATGCCACCTCGTCATCGTCTGGAGGCGTTAGGATCTGGTGCTTTCTCCAGTTCATTGTTTGTACGCTCCTGTTTCCATTAGGATGTCGATAATGCGGTATACGCTGCCGCATTCGTGGCATCCAAATGCATCATCCTCTGGCGGAAGTGACCCACGGTTGCCGTCCACAAGGTGCAATTTGCTGTATTTCTCGCAGTGTCCACAAAGGCCAATGTGAGGTTCAATGTGTTTCTTTAGCACCACATTCCACACCTTAGTATCGAACTTCTCAGCCAGATACGAGGCGTAAGTAAGGGTATTGCAAGCGTACCTACGACCATCATGATCGACTGCGTAACGGTACAAGATCGGACCAACGTCCGAAAGGTAATCGACAAACCTTGACTCTGGTTCTTTGATCATGCGACTATCTCAGCTTCAACTGCGCTTTCTTTGACCTTGTTTGCGATGCGAGCTTTAGCGTCAGCAATCATCTTGGCAGCGTCATCAAGGCTTGGTCCCTTGCGATGTTCGACGACCGTGGTAGCCATACCAGTAAGCTGTGCTGCCTTGTCCGTGAGGATACCCACCGTGACGGCCAACTTATCTGGGCTAATCTTCGCCAGCTCATCTGGATTGTCAAACAGTTGTTGGGAACGCTCAAACAGCAAGTCGGTGTACTCCTGTGCGGCAATGGCGTACCGCATTGAGAATTCCTTGCGCTTTGTCTCTAGGGTGTCGCTATGCCTCCACTCAAGCCCACGGATAATCTCACGCGAGAGTCCAGTCTTGTTCTTGATGTCCGATAATCTAGCCCCCTGCGCAGACAGCCATAATGCTAACGCCGCTTTGTTCGGGGCGTAATGCTCAACCGTGTTGCCGTGCTGGTGCTTGGCCCGTTCCTTTACTTCAAGGAACCAAGCCGCCTTATCAGCTCGCTCGTCAACATAGTCACGCTTTAGCTTTTCGTTTGGATCGTCGCTCATTGGTTCAGAGGTCACTAGGACTTCTTAACCTTTAACTGCTTACCGCGCAAGGCTTTTTTCGGCTTGAAATCTCTTCTTGATATCGATAGATGTTTTTGGACTAACTTGGCCTTTGCGAATCAATCCGCGAAGAACAGCATCTGGGTCGCTATGGTTCTTCATCATGTCTAGCGCGATGTCAATCTGCTCTTTTTCTTCTAGGCTTTTCCAGAGTTGATCCTCTTCAGTAATCCCTCGGCGTTTATCGATCATTCTTTTTTTACGAAGCGACAATACCTTCTTCCTCATGTTGAGATCCTCAATCGCCCTAATTTCCTTCATTTGGTCGCGTTCTGAAAGTTGAGAAATCCTATCCAACTCGGTAGATGGGGTAACCTCTTTTACTCTTGGAATGCTTGGGGTATACCCATTGATTGCAAGTAAGGTATTGCGATCACCAATGCCGCTATCAACCATTGCTTGAATAATCTTTCCTTTTGGGAAGCCAAGAGTTTTCATGTTATTGACATGTCGAGACAATAATTGAAAGTTGTCCTGATAGTCTTTATTAAGTTCGTTGTATTTAGCGTCAAGGTCAGCACCCGCAAGGTTGTAAGTAGCGGATGAATACATGGATCTAATGCCATCTAGTGACTTTCTAGCATCTCTAAGATGAAACCCAACACCTTCAACTGGATCGTATCTTTTAACGCGAAGTCCAGCCATTCTCAGCCCAAGTTCCTCTGCAGTTGTGGGGTTGTATGCCCTAGTGGCTTTTTCTACTTCTCGCTGAAAACCAGTTGTAAACGCTTTACCGGCAAACCAGCCAGCTCGCTCAAGGAAGTTTTCTACTGGATTAACCTTGTAACTGATTTTTTTGTCTGTCGCTGGAACATAGTTTCCAATTGCGTTTTGCATTGGAGCTATAAGAAAGTTTTCGTCTCCAGCTATTTTTGCATACATTGCTCCAAGCGCATTACTGGTAGACTCCTTAAAGTCCTTCCCATTAAATGCCGACATAAATACAGAAGAAATGTCAGATTGTGGCATTGCGTATGACAAATTGGTAACATAATACTGACCGTCCTTGTCTTCGTGGATAGCAAGCATATTATCTTTTTCATAAGATGGTAGCACGCTCTCCTTCAATGCCTGTTCTTTTTTCTTATCTGTATTACCAGCCCTGCTATTGTACAAGTTTGCGGCGGCAATAGGTGTCGCTAACGCAGCAGATAATTTAGCCATTCTGCTGAACCCCTCATTTCTTAATTTATCTCTATTAACTGGGCCAACTCTAGACTCAAGGAAATCAGCCATGGACCCATCTATCATCATTCTTGCCATTTTACCTTGATTGTATGCCGTGCGCATCAACTCAAATGTATATGTAGCAAACTGACTTACTCCAGCAGAATACTTTGATAGCGTCTTTAATGCTTGACTCGAATAATCGTAATTAGGATAAGTTGCGTTTGTCATTGCTGACACAACCTCATTCAATATCCTACCGGATTCTTTGCTAACCGCTAACTGCGGAGCAATATCATTTATTAGTTTTGAGTTAGCCTCGCTTACGGAGTTTCTAAATGCGGTATCAGCGATACTATATGCTTTACCAAAAGGGGACAATACTTTTTGGGCAACCCTTCCAAGTGCTGGTCCTTTTAGCCCCGCATTGATATCGCTCTCAATAAGAGACTGTCCTATCAGATTAAGCTCTGATAACTTTTTGAACTCACCAATTGACTTAATGTCCATTCTGGACGCAATTGGCTTGTACTGCATTAGTCCATATTTAACGCCTCTGCCCAACCCCTTGAAAGGATTGGCTCCAGCAGCCATCGCTAGCACCATGTTACCTACTGGCTGGACTGTGTAAGATGACGGATTCAAAAGAGTCTTAACAGCTTTTGACACAGAACTTCCAGTTTGAAGTAAATCAAGAAGAACGCCAGTAGTGTGGTCAATTCCATTATTATCTACATTCGCTCCGTATAGACTGTCAATAGAACGTTGTACCTCTACTGGGACATAAAGTTGATCCTCTGGTAATGGTTGGTCAGGAAGTAGTCTTGGAGTCCTTCTTAAGTTTAATGGCTGGTCTGTTGGGGCAATACCATCAGCCTTTGTCTTCGCGATTCCCATGTCACGAAGTGTTGTTTTGATGTTGAAGTCAGCAGTATCGTAGGCGTTAATCCTAGACAACTTTGACATTGTGGCGGAGAGCCTAGATCCAGTTTGTGTAACCTCACCAAGATAATTCCTAAGCTCTGGAATAAGATCCTTTCTTTCTTTCAGAATCCCACCTGGGGATTGAAAAACAAAATTGGAAATATAATCTGGACCCCCAGCCCTCTTGGCGTTTAGCTGGTTAATATAAACATCAGCGTCCTCCCTTGTCATCCCATTACGAACAAGCCCACCTTTAAGAGCAGCTTCTTGTTGTTTGCTTGGTTTGTATGCAGGGGATTCAAAGAATAAATATGGCTTAGTCAAGTAATCTCCATCATTTCTGCTGCGCTCGATCTCACGAAGCAGTGGTTCTTCTAGTGGTCTTTGCCCGTTGTAGTGGTTCTGAAGAAGTTCATCTTGATACTCCCCGATCCATTTGCGACCTTGAAGAAGGTCATTCTTAATAGGCTCTAGATCAACTGGAAGCTCATCAATCTTTCCATTAACGAACTCATAGGCTAGTCTATTGGCTTCTTCTGGATTCTTGGATTTAGATACAACCCTGTTAATCTTGGACTCCAGAATCGCTCCAGTTGATTTCCCAGCTCCAGCTACAGATTCCGCTTTCTTTGCTTCTGCCGCAATAGTCTTCCCTCCAGTAACCAAAGATGGGGCAAACCTTGACTTAAATCCTTGAGCTAGTTGAGATATCGACTTGGCTATACTTGGTTCTTCTGGAATGTCATATTCAAATCCTTTAGGTTCTTTTACTTCATCCGTAATTCCAACTTCTTTTTTCTGTGGAATAGCTTCAACATCCACCTCTTGAGTAACAGGTTTTTTGGGTGCAGCCATTTCTAGTTTAGGCGCAGCTTCACGGTCTATTACTTTTCTAACAAACTCCTCATCGCTCTTCGAGGCGAGTGCTTCTGGTTCAATCCCAGATGCATTGACAATTTCATCAATTGCTTTGATCGCGTCTGGATCTCCAGTTTTAACCAAGTCATCAATCTCTTTTGGCGACTTCTGGAATATTTTCTGGACCTGTGGACTAAATGCCTTGAATGCTTTTTCTGCAATCTCAAGTCCACCGCCAAGAGCAAAACCAGTACCAGCAGCAATCTTAGCCTCTTCTGGAGTGAGCATCCGTTGTTCTTCGATACCCTTTTCTACGGCTTGTGCGCCAGTTGCAAGCCCAGCCCCGACTGCTCCACGGGCAGCGATTTGACCTGTACCCACGAGTGCTTTGCCAACCTTGGTTGTGGCCTTAGCTCCTTTGAATAGCTTTTGCCCAGGGATAAAGTTAAGCGCAGTATCAGCCACAACCCGTCCCCATGAAATTGGCTTGTTTGGATTTTCGATTTCTTGTGCAAGAATCGAACCAGTAACGCCACCAGTAAGTGCGCCAATTGAGTATCCAGCAAGAGTACCCACGCCAGGGACTACAGATCCACCTGCGGCTCCTGCATATTTCGCCCCTTCTGCCAAAGCAATTTCAGCAGCAAGACCGCCAGCTACGCGACCGATAGACGGTCCTTCTTCTGAAGTTTGCACTTCGGCTTGAGGTTCTTGCTCAGTAACCGTTGGGATTTCTGTTACGGGCCTAGACTCTTCGGTTTGCTCAACTGGTTGTTCCGTTCCAATTTGACCAGCAATTTCATCAATCTCGTCCTCCGATAATGGAGTTTCAGATTTTACCTTTTTCCCATTTATCAGATAGGTTGCCATTGCAGATTATGTCAGTCTGGAAGAATTTGAAATCGAGTACCTTTGCTGGTTTGATTTGGCTGAGGAGCCTGCTGGGTTGCAGTAGGAGCCGATTGTTTTGGTTGAACTCCAAGAATGTCTGGCAACACGCTGGCATCAAGTGGACCATACACAGATGGTAGATCGGTTGCATTTAAAATATCAAGTGCGCCTTGGACGTTGCCCTGCTTGTAAAGCTCTCTAGCATTTACAATGTATTGCGTTGTCTTTGGTACGCTAGTATCACTTTCTGGTTTTGTTTGCTGACTGTAAAGTTCTGGCTGAGGTTGAACAGTTTCAAGCTGAGAAACAGATTTAGTTGTTTTCTCTGGAAGTACTGCTTCTATTTGACCAACAAACGGAGTTGTCGATACAGCCTTGCTGCCGGTGAACAAATTAAAAGAATCCGTATTCTGCATACCCCTGCTTACTGGTACTCCACCGCTATATATCGTGCCAGTTTTCTTTCCTACAGAAAATTGAGTTCCGTCTTGAGTGGTGCGGGTTTCTTTCTCCTCTTCATTTTGGAGCTTGATTGCCTCTTCGATTCTTTGAGTTAATTTCCCAGCGACCTTCGATGCACCATTTAAATCGCCTTTTTCAATAAATGATGCGGCTGATTTAATTTCTTGATCGGACAATTTAATTCCACGTTCATCCCCCATATTAAGGGCGCTTTCAATTTGAGCCAATGCTTCTTCTGGGGAAACGCTAGTTGATTTTTGGGATTTGGTTTTCGTCGATTCTTCTTTACCAGTTTCCTTTAGCCACGCGGAATGTAACTGATTAGCTGTAGTTCTCGGAATAAAGTCACCAGACTTGTACCCTTTGCTTTTGACATACTCGTTAAAATCCATGACTTTATTTGATTACTGAACGCTAAACCCTTTATTATTCCAGCCTGCACCACCGCCAGCAGAAGCCCCACTGCCGCCAGAAGATTTGCCACCAGAAGAAGCGGCCATCCTGGCCTCACGCTGACGAGCAATACCCATAGATGTCTGAGTCTTCATCATGTTCAGTGCATTATTGATATAGTCGCTCGTCTGTGACGCCATGAATGCACGATCAGCAATAGGGATGTTTTCATCTCTAATCTGCTCGTTGTACGGTTGAAGTACGCTGGACATTTCTGGAAACAACTTAAGCGCGGCATCAATTTGAACTCCACTTTGCTTAATTAGTTTTTTCTCATCACTTTGTTTTTTAAAGTAGTCACCAACTTGACCCACCGCTCCAGCAATACCTTGCGCCCCAGTCATCGCTAGTTCCCTAGACGCAGCCACGGATGGTCCGTAGTCTGGGGCTTGGTATGGTGTAGTTTGTACTTGTCCTCCGTATATTGCCATAATTTTAAATGTAGCTGTAGTTTACATTACCCCAAGGGCTTGCTGCTGACATCGTGCCAGCACCTCCACCACCACCTCCAAAGTTAAATCCACCACCAGCCATGTTCATTCCAGCACCCATCATGCCGCTTCCAATGCTTGACCACATTTGAGCCTTAGCTTGTTGTTGAGCAAGTCGGTTCTGGTAGTTTGCTTGGTTGGCTTGATTCTGCGCTCCAGCTAGTTGACTTGCATAATCAAGCGGCATGTTGTAATCGAAATTTCCAGACGATTCTGGGCCAAGTGTTAGTGCCGTGCGAAGGTCTTGCTGACCAGCAGTGTAAGAAAGTGGCGCGTTACGCAACGCCGCAAGGCCGGGGTTGGTGTAGAACTCTCCAGCTTGAGCGTATGCGCGTTGCCCAGCCTGTGCTGCTTCTGCACGCTTTGCTGCCATAACATTTTCACGACCCATGATCTCGGATGCAATAGCCGCATTCCCACCAAGTCGACCAGATGCTTGCGCGGCCTCTCTAGCAGTCTGCTGGTACATGCGTTGTTCTTGTGGAGTAACACCCTGTGCCGATAACCTTGCCCGTTCAGCTTCCTGCGCTGATGCTTGAACCACTGCCGCTTGTTCTGGCGACAACGCAGCCATAAGTCCACGAGTAAGACCAGTCTGACCAGTCTGTTGACCAAGCTCCGCAGCACGCAAGTCGGCAAGTGTTTGTCCAGCTTGAAGACCAGTAGTGCGTTGAAGTTCTTGGAAGCCGGGTTGACCACCAACGCCACCAAGGAATTGACCAGTCTGGTCAAACATTTGGCCCATGATTTGCGGACCATACTCAGCACTTGTCTGAAGCGCGAGTGGGATTGCCGTAGGGTAGTAGTTCTTAAACAACCCAGTCGCTTGGCGTTGCGCTAAGTTCGTCCCCTTGTTCTTGCCACTTGTTGACATTTTGAAAATATCAACAGCGGCTGGTGCTGGACCAACACCTTTTCCAGCTTGACTGGCCCCGTAAATTGACGCTCCAGCACCGATTGCTGCTGTCGCTACTCCTGTTATTGCTAAACTCATGATTTTGCGTCCTCTAGTGTTTTGTGTTTGATTTCCTCTATTAAAGTGTCGTCGCTGATTGCGTTAATAATCAATGAACTTGATACATCTTTGCTCCATGTTTTGCACTTTGAGTCATCTGGGTCTAACAATGGGTTTTGCAATCTATCAGAGATAATTTCAACGATTTGATCTGGATCGGTTAAATTCTCTGGATTCACATGAAACGTTGTCCATGTCGTATCCTGTTTCACATGAAGAAACCTTTTTGTGCCGGGTTGTGTAATTCCCATGTATGGAGCGACATGAGTCACCGATCCTTCTGGTGATATCACATCCACCTCGCCAGTGCTAATGATAAATGGATGCCTCGTATTGTGAGTCATTGACATGATCAACGAGCCAGCAGGCATGAAAATCGTCCTAGTGTAAAGACCCGGCGTAAAAATGTGAGTTAATGGACACTCAACCTTGTCTTCGGATTGACACATCGCGTACTCAATTTTATCTGACTCGCTACAAGTTGCTAAGATATCTGGGTCAATGTGTGACAGGTTCAAATCCATTCGGTTAAATCTCTATTGCTTTTGCTAGGTGCTGGTTCATTACAGCTTAATGCAGTACAACATCGAGATGTTGCGAGGTGCTGTTTCTGTTGATGTACGCGCAACACGTGATGCATCGAAATTAACAGTTTGATACGCACCTGATCCACCACCACCAACTGTGTATGTTCCTGCTGATAAAGTAAACACCCCACTGCTTGTTGTACCAGCAAACGAAGATTGGAATCTTCCAGCGGTTCCAGTAATGTTTTGCAATGTATCTGCTTTTTTTTGACCAAAGATAGAGTTGGATGTGGTTCCGTCTGAGTTTTGTCCGTGACCACGAACAAAGTATCCTCGCAAGTCAGGAAGATTGAAAGATCCACCAGAACCACCATAGGTATATCCAATAGCAGCAAACAAAGCGGCATATGTTGCGGTACTTACAGATGCTCCATCTGCTGCAAGCCAACCAGTTGGCGCACCATTCATTGCGAATGCCATAACAGCACCAGTAGGAACAAGCATGTTTGATGCCTTTTCTTGAGTGACTGCGCCATTTTCAATTGCAGCTGTTTTAACGGAATCTACACCAAGTTCATTAGATGTGATACCAGCAGAACGAATTTTCATCTTTCCAGAAGTAACCTCCAAAGTCGTCCCAATAATGGCATCGGTAGTAATCGTTGTCTGGTCGATGATGTTATTCATCTTCGTGCTAGTGATCGTATCAGTAGCCGTAAATGTGTAGGTGGTATCAACTGCGCCCATAGCGTTATTTCTGTGATAGGATTTGTCTATTTGTCACCGAACCAGCGACTTTTACTGAGTTTATCTTGGGGGAACCTTGTGTTCTTGTCAAGATCATGGTTCCTGTATAGCCACGAATTCCACCAAGTCGGCATCTGATACCAGCAGTCTCAGCTTCATTAGGTGAACTAGGTGCTAGAACCTCACCACCAAGAAACTGCGTGGTAGTACCAATCTCTGAGGCATTATCTGGGTCTTCGGAGGCAAATGAAATCATGTACTCGCCGGTTT